CGGCCGCCTAGCGTGCCATCCAGCGCCCCGCCCCTGGCCGGCAATGCCGCATCTTCATCCGAGCTCTTCGCCCAGATGAACGCAGCCATGGCCGCCAAAAACTGGTCTGAATACGAACGCCTCAGCGATCTCTGGCATAGCCAACCCAAAAGCAATGACACATGATCCCGTATGAACGGGGTTGGAGGACGAAATGCCTTTGACTCTCGCAACGTCCTATGAAGTGACGCCCTGGCAATCTTCACTGGACAAGAATTCTGTCACCGAGTACGTGCCCGATCTCCTGGCCACGTACGCGCACAACTCGATCTTCTACCGCATGATCACCTACAGCATCGACTTAGGCGCTCTGCGGACCAAGAAGGTCATCTTCACGCAGCGCTTTCAGCCCGAGCCCAACATCGCCACCATCGATAACCGGGCGCTCTGGCTGCCTGAACTGTATACCGACTCGCGCCAGATTGAGATTACCGCCGAAAGTTACGGCGATAAGATTCAATTGCACAAATATGATGACTACGTGACCTACTGGCGTGAGAATGGCGCGGCCGGCCTGCGCGCGATCATGCGCAACATGCTGGCCCCGCATATGGTCCAGTCGCTCGACCGCCTGGCCCGCAACGCGTACCTTTCTTCGCCGTTCGTGATCTTCGGCGGCGATGCTACCGGCTTCAACGACCTGGCCTCCGCCGACACATTCGACGTGGCCGTGACCCGCTCGCTCAAGCTGCGCATGGAGTACATGCCCGATGTGATGGAGAACCCCCTGTTCTGTATCACGTCGCCAGCCGCGACCTATACCACCCGCGGCAACGCGTCCGGCGAGTGGCTGACCCGTAACCAGTACGCCAATCCCTCGATCCTAGTCAACGGCGAAATCGGCATGTATGAAGATTGTCGCTTCGTTTCCAGCCCGTTGCTGACGCTCTGGAACTGCGGCCCGGTCACGAACCAGACGACCATCACGGCTGCCGTGGAAGTGGGCGACGGCGCCCCCGATCCGGATACGACCGCCGTTGACAGCGTGTGGTACGTCGGGCAAGCCGGCGCCACCCACGGCATCTCCGTTGCGGATTCGTCCGGCTTCAGCGTCGGCCAGCGCGTGACGCTGCATACGGCGCGCCCGAGCGCCAACGCGCAGAAGGCCACCTACCACGGCGTCACCTGGAACAGCCCGTACAACGTCGAACGGCGCATCGTGGCAATCCCCAATGGCACCACGCTCCAGTTTGACGAACCGATCACCAACAACTACTACCAGACCGATCTGGGCGGCGGCGTCTACGGCTACGTGACCTACGCCCGGCCAGTCCACGCCGCGATCTTCATCCTGGGGCCGGATTCCGTGGTCGCCGGCGTCGTGCAGTCGCCCCAGACCTACAACCCGCCGACCTTCGATGACCGCATGGCGATCCATCGCTTCTCCTGGGATGCCGTCATGAAGTACCAGCCGTTCTACACGAACCGCTTCCTGGTTTACTTCTTTGCCGGCCCGGTGGACGAGAACGGGAAAGTGACGACGATCTGATGACGACCTGGGCCAGTTTCCGTGACGACACGCTGCGCGCGTTGCTCAAGGATACCGTAGCAACCTACCGCTGGACCGATACCGAGCTTCTCCAGTACGCGAACTGGGGCATCACCGACATTTGCCGGCGCATGCCCCAGACCAAATCCTGGACGCTGACCGGGACCGGGCCGGCGCACACGTTGCCGGAAGACTTCGCCGCGCTGAACTGGCTCTCCTACTCCGATGGCAGCACGCAATTCTTCATCGAAGAACTCACGCCGCATACGGGCGATACCTGGGATTTCGCCACCCCGGACACGGGTTCCAATCCCTGGGGTTGGGTATTAGATTACCCCGAAGAAGGCTATCTCTATATCACCCGCCTGGCCGGTTCCGGCAGTTACACCGCAAGCTATGAGGCTTTGCGTGCTGTCATCACTGATAGCTCTACTTTGCCCTTCAGCCGACATCGCTGGCTCGAATGGGCTCTGGCCTGCTACGTCGGCTACTGCGCGCACCTGCGCGAAGGGGTCGGCCGGGCCAGCCTGGAACAATGGGCGCAACGCCCGGATCTGCCGGTCGGTAATCCGCTCAACGTCGAGGCGCGCGAATGGCTGCAAGCCTACCAGCGCATCCTGGCCGAGAATACGATCCGATGAGCATCTCCCTGACTTACATGAACGAGCTGCGCGATTACCTGGAAGCGCAATATGCCAGCGATCCGCCCATCCTGGCGCAGATCGGTACGATCAAGGTGGGCACCTTCCAGGACGATCCGACGCCCTCGCCCGCAGTCATCACGATCCATCCCCACAATCCCTTGGACGGCGACTATCGGGATCCGCACATGGAGATCATCGAGAAGAACCGCGGGGTAGGCATCACGCAATCCCAACTCCAGGGCGCCTACATGGAGATCGGCGGCGGCTACCATATGTACCTCTACTGGTGGCTCTCCGCCCGCTACTTCCTGACTCGCACCGGCGAAGACCAGGCCACGGCCCAGGAATACTGGGACGACCTGATGCTCTGGCTGACGCGTAAGATCAACAACGCCCAACCATCCACGCTGGGCCTGAGCACCGTGGACGGCCAGACCCTGATCGAGACGATTCTGCTCAGCCTGACGCCGCGTGAATCTGGCGGCCGCCCGAACCAATACATCTGGACCACTTTCTTCAAGATCCGGGGGCTGGCGCATGGCGAACGTTTCTCGTAAGCTTCCGCTGCGCCCCTGGGTGCTCTTCGTCCACGACTCCAAACAGGTCGGCGGCTGCGAGACTTACCGCTTCATCCTGCCAGCGACAGAACTCCAGAAACAGAAACGCGTCGTGGATTTCGCCAACGCCGCCACGATCCGCCAGGAATTACGGCGCAACGATTACATCTGGCGCTACGATATCTTCGTCTTTCCACGGACTGCGCCGGTAGGCGAGCTCAACATCCCGCGCCCCCGCTATAAGCTGGTGCTGGAAGTGGATGACGATTTCACGAACGAACACCGTAAGGTACTGCCCGACGATGAGCATGTCGAAAAACTGCTGGCATTCGCATCGCAGGTGGATGCCATCACCGTCTCTACGAAGTATCTGGGCGAGCTGATGCACCGGCGCACTGGCCGTCCGGTATACGTCCTTCCGAATTCAGTTCGGCGCCACGAGTGGCATGTCAAGAAACGCCCGCGCACAACGATCGGTCTGACGGGATCCAGCACGCATAATGGAGATTGGCGTGTCCTGGAAACAGTCATCCCGCGACTGTTGGATCGGTACGATGTAGACTTCTTGCTCGGAGGCTACATCCCCGACTTCTTTCAGACTCTGAAAACACGCTATGGCGATCGCGTCTTGCTCCAGCCCTGGGTGCCATACAAAGACTATCCTGCACTTGCCGGCAGCGTCCAGATCGGACTCTGCCCGGTGGATCCGCACGACGGTTTCAACTGGTCGAAGAGCGGCCTGAAAGCGATTGAGCTGATGGCCTCCAAAGCGGCCGTCGTCGCTACGGACTTGCATATCTACCGGGAAGTGATGCACAACGGCGTACATGGCTTCCTGGTACAGCACGATGCGGATAGCTGGTATGCCGCCATTGAGCGCTTGATCCTGGATCCCGATCTGCGGTCCCGCATGGCCGAGGCCGGCCGGAACCACGTCGGGAGAAACTTTTCCATCGAGCGCAATGCGCAACTCTGGTGGAACGCCTATCGCCAGATCGCGCATGCCTAAGGAGCGATAACATGGCTGTAAGTTCGATGACCAGCGCAATGGGCTGGAAAGCGCAAAGCGCCAAAGGTGTGGCCGCCACGGGCGCCTATTACTGGCACAAGGCGCAGGATGCGACGTTTGCCCCCACGGAAATTGTCGCCCCCTTCCCGCCTGAAATCGGCGCCGGTCTGCTGCCCGCGGGCTTGTATAAGGGCGGGCACTGGATTGGCGGCGATATCTCAATGGCCCCCCGGCTCAGTCAGAATATCGGCTGGCTCTTGTGGAGCTTTGCCGGTTCCGGCGTCGTGTCGGGTTCTGGCCCCTACATGCATACTTTTCCCGGCCAGGCCGATGCCAGCCTGCCTGAGAAATGGCTCTCCTTCCGGCGCATGTTACCGGAAGAAGGCGGCACCTACTTCGGTGAGACGTTCACCGATTGCAAGGTCGCCTCGATCACGATCAACGGCGTGCCCGGCAGCTTGCTGAACCTGCGCGCTGGCGTCATTGGCCTGGACTCCACGCCCACGACCAGTCCTTCGGGAGAAGGCTGGGCGCCCAACAGCGACAATGGGGGCTATGAGGTTTATGGCGATACGCCCATCACCTGCGTTTCCGGCCTGGAATTGCCGGTCGGCACGCCCCTGACTACCGTCAACAGCATCTCGATCACGGCCTCCAACAACATCCCGGATCCCCGCCAGATGCTCGTCGTCGGTTCCTACTCGCCCCACGATCTGCCGGTCTTGCAGCGCACGATCACGATCCAGATCGACGCCTTCTGGCAGAACTCGACAATCTACAAGAACCTGGTCTACAATGGCGGTAGTGCCTGGTCGCCGGTTGTCTACCAGAACTACAGCCCGTTTGACGTACACTTCGATACGCCGGGCAACCTCAGCGGCAAAGGTTATGCCGGGAAGTTGGGCTTTTGGGCTAACACAGGCGCTATTTCCTGGACGGTACGCGGCGTGCCCTTGACGGGCGGTGAGCTGATGCGGCTTTCGATTACCGGCGTCGTCAACGACATCTCCAGCGGTGAAGCCTGGCGCTTCTACCTGCAAAACGGCAAGACGGCGGCGTATTCGTGATGGATTGGGGGCAGTGCTGAGCTGCCCCCTCTGAACAAAGGATCAGCGATGAAGGCAGTGGAGAAGGCCGCCGAAGTAGAGAAGAAGCTGCTACTCTGGGATCCGGCCGGCGACGACAGCGTGACGATCAAACAGGCGCGCGGCGGCGAGCAGGAACGCATTGAAGCCT